AGATCAATTATGAAATATTACATGGAAGTGATTGAGAGGTGAGAACAATGTCCATACCACGCATTCTGCATTATCCCGGTAGTAAGTGGAGCATGGCAGACTGGATCATTAGCTACATGCCGGAGCACTCGACATATCTAGAACCGTTCTTCGGAAGTGGTGCGGTATTCTTTAACAAGCCTCGTTCAAAGATGGAGACGATCAACGACATCGACGGAAATGTAGTCAATCTGTTTCGGATGATTAGAGATCGCAAGGATGAGCTTATGAACGCCGTTCACTGGACGCCTTATTCTCGGGAAGAATACGAACTGAGTTATGGCCATACCGTGGACGAGTTGGAAAAGGCACGTAGATTTTTAGTCCGCTGCTGGATGGCGCGGTGGGTTAAGACGAATAAGAAAACGGACTGGCGGCATGTAGTGAACTGGGATACTAGGCCACTTTCGCCAGCAACTGAATGGGATAAGCTACCGGATAAAATAAGCATCATAGCCGAAAGGCTGAAAGGTGTACAAATTGAGCATTTAGACGCGATTAAGCTAATCAATAAATATAAGCACTCGAATGTCCTGATTTATGCGGATCCTCCTTATTTGCTCTCTACACGGCTGACGACAATGTATGACCATGAAATGACGGATAAGGATCATGTTGACCTCATGCAGGTACTGTGTGAGCATCCGGGACCGGTACTGTTAAGCGGCTATGATAATGAGCTGTACAACGACCGGCTAGACGGGTGGAAGAAAGAAACCATGCGAGCACATGCCGAAGCTGGGCAAATACGAGAAGAAACACTGTGGATCAACCCAGTGGCAGCGCGGACGGGATTTTATCAGTAATCGTTGTTTTGATGCAGAGTAGACAGCTAAAGCGAAGGAGTGAATGATTTGAAAAAATACGAATGCATTAAAAGTTTTTCAACGTTTAAAGCCAATGACGATGGCTCTATGTTTGATGAAGATGGTAATGAAGAGAATGTATCAATCAACGAAGGGACAAAATGGACTGATTATGAACAAGATTATCGCTTTATTGGCGGTGAAGTTCGCCTAGAACAAGAAGATGGGACATGGCTTGAATTGCCCAAAGAAACGATTGCTGAAAATTTCAAAGAAATATTCTGATTCACAGTCCGACACTAAAGTGTAGCATCAGTTATTTCTCTTCTTAGAAAAAGATATCACGTAAATAAAAACTGAAACGAAGAACAGGAGTTTCGGAAGTCTTATCCAAAAACTATGAGGATAGCTTTGCTCAAGTCCAAAAAGAAAATCGGAGATCATATATAGACCGGTCAAGATGATAATCGCAAACAATGAATATTTAAAACGTTTCATTGAATTTCCTCCTAATAAAAAATCGGGATCCCTCCCGATCATCCGATACCTCATTTTACCATATCAGGAGGGGTTCCGATGAATCAAAACATAGAGACAATGAAAGCTGAAATAGATCTGATGGAAAATGCAATGTACCTGGTGAGTAACGGAAGAATGACAAAGGTCAGAGCGAAGGACTTTGGAACGGATGAAGTGGTCTGGAAAGATGGTAAGTGGCAGGATATTATAAGTCATAAAAGGCAGAGAAATTGTGGGCAAGACGTGATTTAATGCGGTATAATAAAGCAAATGGAATATTTTGTCTGAGGGAAGAACCCAGGACACTGATTGAGCGTTTACACGCTTGATTGGTGTCCTTTTTTATTTGCCAAAGGAGGCGCGCCATGAACGAGAAAAAGAAGCAGACCAAAAAGCGGGCAAAACGAAAGCCGGATATATCGAAGCACGAGCTGCGCGAAATGATGGGCGAGTTTGATCAAGTGCTTGAGCGTCGTCATGGTGCGTTTCGGAGAAGGGGGCGGTAAGATGAGCACAGCAGCGGAACTTCTGCCGCTCAAAATGTATCGGGATCTTTGCGATGAAATAAGTTGCCTTTATTTGCGCATTGAGCAGCTGGAAATCGAGCGGAAATACTATTGGAAAATGGGAACCAAGCCTGTTAAAGCACCGATGCCCCTTGATCGTGCCCTAGATCAAATTTACAAGATTGATGATGCCCTTCGTCCGTTGTATCGAATTCTCGATGATAAAGAGTTTGTCAAAATGCGAATTGAAAAGACACTGGGCGAATCGAACAGTGTGGAACATCAAGTGGCGTACTGGCGACTGAGAGGACTTCCACTTGCTATAATCGCCGAAAAGCTCGGTTACAGCCTCGGCTATGTGAAAAACATAAGTAGTAGAGTGAAGACCGCCCGTGTTTACAATGGTGCGGTGCGAGAAAGGCACAGGAACAGAAAACGAAAGATGTGACTTTAATGTGACCTCGGTGTTGATTTTTCGTGATATGCTATTACCATGGAAGGCAGGTCGGGGAGTTGAGATTTCCACTGATCGTCAAAATTGTTTTGCTTCTAAATACATTGTTTAAGATGAAAATGGTTAAATGAATCAGTTGCACTGTCCATGCAGATCACGAACTCCTACATACTCTGAAGATGTAAGCTAATAAAGGAAATAAAGGAGGAGTTATTTGTGGGTTGGAATGACTTTGTATATGGTCAGCAATATGATCGTAATTCCGGATATGGTTGCGGTTGTGGTGGTAATCAATACGGTAACCAATTCGATCGCAAATTCGATCGACATGACGACAGAAAACGTTGTGATGGCCGTGACTTGTTGAGAGGTATCTCCAAGAACGACTTCATCAAAGTATTTCTGAAGAATTCAAGACCAGTTGAGGGATTTTTTGCTGGAGTTTCGAAAAATATACTCACACTTTTCGATTGTGAGAGACGTAGAGTTTCCACAATCGACATTTGCCTGGAAGATATCGTTGCAATTAAATCGTTTGGTGATCGATTCGATGATGACCATCATGACAGTTGGGAAGGCGGACCTGGTCCAGCCTAACTCGATTGTTTATTGATTTAATAAAGAGATAAAAGATTTGATTGACAAAGTAAACTAAAAGCACTCTTCGAGGTGTTTTTAGTTTTTAATTTCTCTCCAAAATGGTTATGATACTTCTTATATCATGAAAAGGAGAGATTAAATTTGGATGCTAAAAACTTTTTGAAATCAGAAATAACCGACGGAGAATTACTCAATGAATTAATCGAAAAAGCTAAGAGAAATGGACTTACGGCAAAGGATATTGAGTCGGAATTGCAAGTTCTTTCCCGTAATGGAGTCATAAAATATTATTACAAATCACTTGAGTATGAGCAACGCATTTCGGTAAAAGACAGCGATAAGCTGAATGAGTATATTGAATGATCATCACCCTTCGGGGTGTTTTTATTTTGCATAAATGGAGGCCACAGTTATCTCGGGGAAATTGTATGAAGATGAGCGCAATATATTAATACATTTTTATAAGCTTTTATATTTAATATATATTGTTTATAAGAATTTTCTTAAGGCCTAAGCATTTTTCTAATACTCAAAAAGAATTTATCGTTTTGAAAAAGTTATTTAATATAAATTAAAAAACCCCGAAGAGAAAATCCTCTTCGGAGCGTGAGTGATCAATTTTTAGTTGTAATTATTTAACGCGGACAGTCTCAAATGAAAATTCAACTCTCACAATTAACAAATTAAGAATAAAAACATATTTAATACTTTTTCTCATGATAGTCTCCTCGTACCCACGCTCCGGTGAATCGAGGACTTTCTCATTCCGATAATATGCGGATGTTGATGAAATAGAATCAATAATAATCAAAAAAAACAAATCAAACAACCAGGAGGTAGGTGTCATGTAGCATGGCTAAAGGAAAATATGAGCGATGGATAACTAAAGAGGGCCTGGCGCTCATTGAAGGCTGGGCTCGTGATGGACTAACTGATGAACAAATAGCCAATAACATGGGCATTAAGCGGCAAACGTTGTACGACTGGAAGAAACGCTATCCCGACATTTCTGACACCTTAAAAAAGGGTAAAGAGGTTGTTGACTACCAGGTTGAAAATGCGCTGCTAAAAAGGGCGCTAGGCTATACGTTCACAGAGAAAAAATATGAGCCAGTGAAAATGTCTGATGAAGAATACTATGCTAAAAAGATGCAAGTCGTAAATCATTATAAGCTTGAACATCCGGAAGCGACTATGGAAGATATTCGAGTTGTAGAATTGGGCGTTTCTAAATATAAAAGTGTCGTGATGGAGGAAAGAGTGAGGGAGATAGCGCCAGACACTACCGCTCAGATCTTCTGGTTAAAGAATAGAAAACCTGCAAAGTGGCGTGACAAACAGGAGATTGAGCACAGCGGCGGCATGAGCAATACTATTGATTTGTCCGGGCTTTCACTTGAGGAGCTGAGACGCCTTGCCAACGAAGATAAGTGATGAACAACGGTATCAAATTGCTGTGATGGCAAAAAGAGAGTTGGGAAGGCGTTCATATCGTGATTATGTCGAGTACGTGCATCATGGTCGCTATAGTCACTATCGCCACACTGAACTGATATGTAAGACCTTGCAAAGGATAGCGGATGGAGAACAGTTATTTGTTATCATCGAAATGCCGCCAAGACATGGTAAGTCAATGACAGTAACTGAAACGTTTCCATCTTATTTTATTGGCAGACATCCCGAAAAGCGTGTGATTGCTGCATCTTATTCAGATACATTGGCACGCAAGTTTGGGCGGCGTAACCGTGAGAAGGTTGCGGAATATGGCAATGAGTTATTCGGTGTTCAGCTGTCACAAGACAACGCGGCAAGCAATAACTGGTCACTGCACGAACATCGCGGTGGAATGTTGGCAACTGGTATCGGTGGTTCTATTACCGGTGAAGGTGCCGATGCTCTCATCATTGACGATCCATTTAAAAATGCTGAAGAAGCCAAGTCAAAAACGATCCGTGATAAAGTCTGGGACGAATGGGAAAGCACCTTGTCAACACGTCTGCACAAGGGCGCGTCCGTCATTGTCGTTATGACAAGATGGAATGAAGATGATATTGTCGGCAGGCTGCTGGCAACAAGTCCACATGATTGGGTGCGGTTGAGACTTCCGGCAATTGCAGAAGATGACGATGACTTGTTAGGACGCGAACCAGGAGAAGCCCTTTGCCCTGAACTTGGATTCGATGAAGAGTGGGCAAAGAACAAGAAGATAGAAGTAGGATCACGAACGTGGACGGCACTGTTTCAGCAGCGACCGTCACCGGAAAGTGGTGACATATTCGCACGCAAGTGGTGGAAATATTACAAAGAACTTCCGGGACGCTTCGATGAAGTGGTTCAATCATGGGATTGCACATTCAAAGATAACAAAGAAAGTGATTATGTTGTCGGGCAAGTATGGGGAAGGTTGAAAGCTGATAAGTATTTAATTGATCAGACACGCGACCGAATGAACTTCCCAACGACCGTGCAAGCGATCCGAAACATGACGGCAAAGCATCCAGAAGCTAATGCCAAATACATTGAGGATAAGGCGAACGGCTCGGCTGTCATTCAGATTCTATCAAATGACATACCGGGGATTATTCCAGTAACGCCAGACGGTGGCAAGGTTGCCCGTGCATCAGCGGTCAGTCCGGATGTTGAAGCCGGAAATGTCTATTTGCCTGATCCATCGATTGCTCCATGGGTCAGTGATCTCGTTGAGGAAGCAACGGCATTCCCGAATGGCGCACACGATGACCAAGTGGACAGTATGACACAAGCCATTAATCAGATGCACAAACCAAAAGAATATACGCACATTCTGCCGCCGACGCTTGGCGGCTTTTAATTTACCGTGAAAGGGGTGATGCCATGAAACTAACAGATCGATTCAAAGTTTGGCGAACAAAACGAGCCGCAAAGAAGTATTTCGGTGCACTTGGCAATTCGATTGACAGCCACTTAATCGGTGGACGTGAGACGCAATCCAAGTGGGAACGACAATTCATGTGGTATGACGGTGTGATCAAGCGTAATCACCTGCACCAACGCAATGTGATGGACACACTATCCTTTATCCGCGACATAAGCCCAGATGCATCGATGGCAATGTGGAACTTCTTGCGACTTGCCAATAACGGGCACGAGTTGGAGGCAACAGACGCAAGCGGCAATCCGGATGAACGATCACTCGAATACTTGAACGGCTTAGCGGCGCACGTTGGCAAACTCTATGGCGGCGGTACTGATCAGCTAATCAATGTCATGCTGCTCACCGGGTACACACAGGGTGCCATTGCACTGGAAGTCGAATTAACCGAGAACCTAAAAGACGTGGCTGACTTTCATCCGCTGGATCCGTCTCGATTAGACTTTCAAGTGGACAAGGAGACACAGGAAACCAAGCTTGTGCAGAAACAAGTAGATGGCTCCTACAAAGAACTGAACCCGAATCAAGTCTTCTATCAACCATTCGATCCTGACATAGATGATCCGTATGGCCGGAGTCCAATTCTCCCGGTCTTGCAGATCATCTTTTTTCAAGTTGAGGTCTTGAAAGACTTGAAGCAGGTAGCGCACCACCAAGGACACGCACGGTTTGACGTTTCGGTAGTGGAAGAATCCATCATGAATAATATTCCCCCTCAAATCAAGGCACAGGGAGAATCAGCGGTAAGG